TCTAGCTGTAATTGTAACACCAGTAAAAGATAAATCAGCAAAGTCCACAATTGCAACACCTGATGCAACTGAAGTACTTGGATTTGGTTTTACTAATGTTCCTCCACCTGAAGCATATTGACCAGAAGCCGGAACTTCATTAGTCGTTGTAAATGCTGTAGTAGCAGAGTTTAATGTTGCAGCTGAAGTATACAAAGCAAGTTTAAAAACATCACCACCAGAAAATTGAAAATCATGTTTTCCTTCTAGTAATTCCTTTTTAAAACTATTTGCAACCGCTTGTGTTATTGCCATTTTTTACTCCTATTATTGTTGTTGTCGAATTCGAGGTGAACCATCTTGATATTCATCTCTTCTTCGTCTACCCATTTGTTCAATTGAGAATCCTTGTGCTGACTCAGCATATCTTTTTTCATAATACTGAATCATGTCCATAGGACCTTTTAAAAAGCCAAAAGCTTCAACTAAACATGCATACAATAAGCCGTTTGGAAATTCCTTACTTAAGTATGTTTGTGTATTACTACTTGATAATCCAGTTGGTTTCAAGATATAATTTATCTGCATGTTATAATTTTGATCCGGTGTTGGAGCCAGTATAATTGTGTTTTCATCCCAATAACCATAATATTTAGGAACTCCTTGTACTCCTGTTGGATTATACTCGGATATGAAACTTGTATCTCTGTATTCTAAAAAAGATCTACTTGAATTATTTGCTCCACCTGTAGAATTGGTGATTTGAGCTGATCGAATAATTAAAGTTTCATCATTAATTAAAGGTGTATTTACATATCTTTGACCTGCAACAATATCTGCTTGAGCATATTGTCTATTATTATCAGAATCTATTTCTCTTAAAATTCTTAATTCAGCATCATTTATAAATCCATCTACAATAGTAGATGTAAATACATTTGAATCTACTTCACAATAATCTCTAATTTTTTGTACTAGTTCTGCGTATGTCATTATGGTGTCAAGGTCACTGGACCGGCAGTCACAGTTATACCTCCTCCTTTTTCTGTTCTTGTAGGTGTAGCACCTAATGAGAACGTGTAATTATTTGTATCAGTTACTGTTATACTAAATCCAGAAGCATTTTCAAATACAGAATATGCAATCCCTCCAGGAGTACCATCGACATTTCTAAATACAACAGTGTCGCCCGTTGTTCTTCCATGACTTGGTTCATAAACAGAAACAGTTGCTGATCCTGAAGTTAAAGTAAATGGATCTGATTGTAATAAGTTTGGTGTAGCAGGTTCTACTCTTGCAGGTCTAGCTTTAGGTAATCCTTGTCCATCAGCCGTGAATCGTCTTGGTTCTAACTGTGGGTGTTTAGGCTCGAACTCTGAATAATGGACAAAGGCCCCATTCCATTCAGTAACCATTTCAGAATATGGAAATGCTTGACCACTTCTATCTGATATTGCTTGTGCGTATTTTCCTCTAGATAAATTAGACATTTGGATAATAAGTTTTTGGGGTTATGTATGTACTTGAAGAAGAACCATCTTCAGCTAGAGCTCTTTGTAATTCATCTTCATATAACATTTTTAATTCTTGGATTCTTTGTGGCGCTTTTTTAAGAGCCAAATAATAAGCAAGACCCGCACACATACAAGGAACGAACCTATAAGGTACATCGGCTGCGTTTGTATAAGCTCCAACATCATCAATCCTTTTCACATAATAATAGTTAATTGTATTACCTGCTTCACTTGAGCCTGGAGTAAGATATAGAGTTATTGTAACTCTGTCTATGAATCTTTGTACAAAATATTGTACAGGTTGTCCTTCAGATGATTTATTGGATAAAGCTTGATAAGCTGATCTATTAATTTTTGTTAAAGGTGTATCTATAGAAGATGCATTCCTATAAGAGCACTCCAATATATCATCAACGCCATATACACTAGTGGCGTCAGAAGTGCCATCACCGGGCGAACGATACATTGTATAAGTTGCTTGACCATCTACTAAAGTTATTGAGTTATTTGCAACTTCCCAATAGTGCAAACCTCGGTTTGCCCACTCTTGAAATAGAATGTTTAAGGAACGTCGCGCCGTTTTAATATCATAACCCGCATTTGGCTGCAAGCCAATTCTTTCATAAGCTTCTTCTACTATTTCATCAATAGCAAAGTTCTTATCAAAGACATATGTACCGGAAGTAGTGTTAGCCATCTAACCTCCTATGATGTTAAGTTCGGGCCTGAATATTTATCTGTTAATAAAGTTACAGCTGAAATTGTTGAGTATGCAGAAACAAATATTCCTTTTGGAAATAAGATTCCATCTTCTGGGAATGAAAAGTTAATTACATCTCCAGCTGGACAATCTGCAGTAAATAAAATATCTCCGCCTGTTGAAGTAGTTGTTAATTCAACTACACCAGCATTTGTTGTGTCATTATTTGAAATGATAACACCTCTTAATCTTATTGATGGTGCAACAATAGCGTCTGATGTATATGCTGTAAATCTAGTAGCTTGTATATCACCTTTACTTGCCATAATTTTTCTCCTTAAAATTTGTAGGAGCTCCCGAAGGAGCTCCATTAATTATTATGCGTCAGCGAATACTGTAGCTGTATTACCTGCAGTAGTTGTGCAGATATTCATACCTTCTACTAAGTATTTAGCTGTATCAATCGCTGTAACTTTTATAACTGAACCAACTTTACCACCAGTAGTAGTTCCGTTGAAAGTCATAACGTCATTGGTTGCAGCTGGTATAAAAGTCACAACAGCATTATCTGTTGTATTGACATTTGTAACCGAACCAAGGAACTTGTCAGTACCATCTGTTTTAATATCCAAATCAGTTGCAGCAGTTTCAATAAAGAAAGTGTAAGTTGCACCTAAGTTATTTGGGTTATTAACATCATTTGGACCTGCAACAGCTGAATCAGCGGAAGCATTGATTGTAGGTAAAGTTATTTTTCCGTCAGCGTCGTTGACTTTAATAACTCTTCCTGCGTGGTCAGCAACTGTTAAAGTTCCACTTGTGAAATCTTTAGTTGCTCCAACACCAGCACCAATAAATCCATTTAAAGATTGTACTGGTCCTGAAAATGTAGTTTTTGCCATAGTAGTATCCTCCTAGTTATTTCTACATAGTCTCTAGGCCGTCGACTATACGCGTCTATGTAGAATAATTTATGTATAGTAGTTATTTTATATATGAAATTATAAAAAAGTGCAAGAAATCCCTACGAAGAAATAGCAATTTCAACGATGTATTAGTCCTTAATTAACCAGCGTAAAGATGAATTTCACCATCTTTAGGATTGCTGTGGACTTGCTCTTCCTGTCTTTTGATAATAGATCTAATTACAGTCTTGATCTCATCACCTAAAACAGACATTTCTGGTGTTATCTGTCCCTTGTTTTCAAGAAACAACTCGTTCCATCTAGACTCGAGTTTGAGTTTCTTGGCGAACAGTACCATGTTGTCCTGAGCCATTATAAACCTCCTCATAGGTTATATAAAAATCATTTGCAGTACTATTGTATTGCAAATCATTTTGTTCCCAATCTATATCAGATTTTCCTAGAAAGTCAATGATATGAGGATTTAGCTCATCAGCATTATTTATGTCTTTATCACTTTCAATTTCAAATTTGGTTTGAACGTATTTTGTGAAGATTTTTATTAAATATTTCTTTTTCATAAGTCTTTCTTTCTATCAAAAAAGAAGGGGCCCATCAAGGGCCCCTTCAAAATAATTAACACTCGAAAGTATTAAGCACCTTCAACACCGAAGATACCTCTAGGGTCAGATACACCAAATGAGTATCTTTCTCTAGCTTTGTATCTCATGTTACCAGTATCGAAGTCACCTTCCATCTTAGTAGAGATAGGTGATCTTTCGAAGTACTTCATACCATTTGGCACGTCTGTAATGATGTAGAACGCATCAGTGTCTGTTAGGAAGTTGTTAACCACATAACCTTGTGGAATCATTCCCATAGAACCAATTGCATTGATATCATTATCAGCAGTTCCAACTCTTTGTGCAGACTTCATTAATCTCTCTGCTGTGAATTGTAATTCACTTGGAATGATCATTTTCATTCCTTTAGCAGCGATCTTAAGACCTCTCTCATCAGTCATCGCAGCAATGTCGATTAAAGACTGCTCAAGAGAAGTTTCGTTTAAGTCAGCTTGAGTAGTTAAAGTGTTTTTGTAGCTACCAGCGATTGTTGGGTGAGCTGTGTTAAATAAAGAAACACCGTCACCTGAATCGAAACCGTCAGTAGTTGGTAATCCTTGAATTAAAGGATTAACAGCTTTAACTTGTTTTGTTTGTGCCATTGAACGAGCTAACGCTTTTGTATATCTTGAAGACAATCTGTCATACAAGTTATCTTCAATCGCTTCTTCAGTGATTGAGAACGCTAAAGCTACAGTTTCATGAGTGTATCTTGCAGTGAAAGTCTCTTGAGCATTGTCAAAAGTAACACCAGAACCCTCAGGTTTAACTTGTGCTTGAGCGAAACCTGATAACATAACTTCTTCTTCAAAAGCTCTGTCCGAAGTTTCCTTCGTATAGATTTGCTCGTGTTGGTTTTCGTACTGTTTGTACTCCAGGCCGAATAGTGCATTCAATCCTGGCTCTAGTTCTTTAACTAGCTGTGATCTTGAAATAGCCATAATTATATCCTCCTATTATAAGCCTGTAGCACCTTTAAGATAATGCTCGTTAATAGTAACAACACAGTTAACGTTAGCGCTTGCAGCGTCATTGTTTTCTGGGTCTTTACTAATGCCAAGTATTCTTAATTGTGCAGTAGTTGTATCGATCGTTCCTTTTGCAAGTTCTGATCTTGATACGTTGTTAGCACTGTCTCCAGCTCTGTAAGTGATGTCTGCATTTAAGAAAACATCTGCTTGAGCGACTGTAGAGTCAGCTTGTATTTCGAACCTTTGATAAGGATCGTCAGCCACAAATCCAACTATATCTGAAGCAGTAATTGCTCCTGGATAGTAGTTTTTCCATGTTGGCTTACCACTTGATGGATCAGTGTAGAAAACACCGTTTAATGAACCTGCTAAATCATTACTTGTTGATGTAGCAACTTCGATACCACCAGATGCAGCAACTTTAACTAGATCTTGAAAATAGATCGCTGAAGTTGTAGCACTAGCAATAACGTATTCAGTTAAACCGCCGTTAGCATCATTCTGACCCACTTTGCCTATTGGTTTTAACCCAAAGGCTGCGTCTTTATTTGCCATAGTTTTACTCCTATTATTTTAATTTATTTTGTTGGTTTAGAAATTGTTAATAAACTATTTCTTAGTACCACCAAAAGTTACACGTGTCTGTCGATCAACATTGATCGGCATACTTGGGTGCTGTTCCTTCATGAGATCGTTTTCAACTGCTTGATCTTGCTCCCTACCCTGATCTGAGTAGTATTGAGCTCTTGATTTTGCAATCTCTTCCGGTACCCTTGTCAGCACAAGGCCACCAACTCCGATCACTCCCGCGTATTTACCTTCTCCAATGACTGGGTAATCTGAATCTGGGTATTCATCAGCACGAACCATTTCGTAACCTGATCTTAATCTTCCAGATACGTTTTTTGTATCTTGGAAACCCATAGATTCTATTCTCACCCATCTATGTCGAAACCCATTAGGGGCCGGGGGTGCATCTAAAGATGACGGTGGAGTCCAGACTTTTTTTCGAGCTTCTTTTTCTCTAGTCTGACTCGCACGAGAAGCTCTTATTTCATTTTCATTACTCATATGCTTTACTCCTTCGTGATTAAGTTTAATTGTTTCGCATATTCTTCAAGTGGCACACCTAATTTATTAGCAATTGCTACCTGTGACGGCGTGAGTCTTACAGATTTGCGACCAGGTTTACTACTTCTGTTAGCCGAAGCTACAACTTGAGTAGGTTTACTCGTCGTATTTGTATTTACACTACCAAATTTATGCGGGAATTCAAGCTTTATTCTTTTATCAATTTCAGAATAATACTCGTCCGTTTGTGGGTCATAACCTTCCTCCTCAACTAGCCTTTTATGTAGGCTAAATGCGGTATATGTCATGGCTTCATCTTGACCAAACCAGGTATTTTTTTGAGCCCATTGTTGAGCTTTTGGATCTGGATTGATCGGTTGTTCTTGAACTTGAGGCTGAATTTGAGGTTGTCTTACAACTCTTTCCTCAGCTTTAGGTTCAACAACTTGTTTAGATTTGATTTCAGCAAGTCTTGCTTCTTCATAACCTAATTTAGAGATTTCAGTTTGAGCAGCTATTTCAGCTTTCAAATCTCCATCCTCTCTTGCTTTTGCTAATCGAGCAGCAGCGGCTTCAATAGAAGATTTAATTCTATTTTCCATTTCAGATACATAACCTGTATCTAATTTAGAAAATCTAGATTTAAGATTTTCTTGTTCCGCTTGAACTCTTTTTGCGTAATCTAAAGCAGCTTGTTCTCTTCTTTCTGCTTCACGCATTTTTCTAGTTAGCTTCGCAATTCTTCTTTTAACTGTTTCAGAATAATCTTCTAACTCGTTTTTCTTTTCTTCGTTTTTTTCTTCTGTTCCTTGGTCCGTGGTTGTGTCTGCTTGAACAGTAGACTGCTCATCAGATTTCTCAGCTGAGTCATTGGACTCAGTATTGTTTTCAGTGTCATTAGATACCTCTATGTTAGATTCAGGTGTTTGTTCCTCCGGTAATTCAACCTCGGCTCCTGGACCTGATGTATCTATGTCAACTGTTTTTTCTTCTACGTTTTGCATAGTCTTCTCCTATGTTAGAATTGGTGGAAAATATCTTCCGGGTTTTCCACTGTGGCTAATACTTCATCATCATTTAGAAGTCTAACCTCCCCGCCATCAATTTGAATTCGGCTTCCTGCATAACGTGCAAAAATCACCCAATCCCCCTTCTTGCACCAAGGACCTTCAGGAAATTTTTCCTTATCATAACAAT